GAAAAACAGCTAACCAACAGCTTGCAGCAGCAGACGCTTTGCAGGAGTATGCAAATAGCTTAACTATTGGAACTAAAGCTCATAAAGCGGCAATAGCAGCAACACAAAAACAAGTAAAGAATATAGACCTTGAAACCAAATCTATTCTTAAAAATACAGAAGCTCGTAAAAATAACAGGCAATCTGGCGGAGTAAATAACTTCTTTCGTGGAGGTGGGCAAAGATTTAACGATAGAAGTTTTGGCAATGCTCTTTCAAGTGGTGCTATTTCTGGTGCATTTCCATTATTGTTTGGACAAGGTTTACTTGGAGGTGCTGCTGGTTTTGCTGGTGGTTTTGGAGGAACATTAGTTGGTGGTAAGATGGGAGGTTTTGCAGGAGGTCTTGTTGCTACTGCACTTCTTCAGCAAGCTCAAACAACTGTAGTCGCTGTTGGAACATTAGGAGCAGCTTTAAATAAAAATACTAAAGATGTTGGAGCGTTATCAGAAGCTTTAGGGATAACAGGAACTCAGTTTGAAAAAAATCTTCAAACAATTCAAAAACTTCAAGGAGAAGAAGCTGCATTTGCATTAGCAAGAGAACGAATGATTAATTTAGTTGGAGCAGAAGGAGTTGATGCTCTTGCGAAATTTGGAGATGAGTTTACAAACTTAGGTAATGATTTTGCAAAGATTATGACCCTTATGAGAAGTTCATTTGCAAAATTTATAAGCAATTCAGGTATAGGTAGATTTGTTAGTAAAACAGTTGATCGAAGCGTAACTTTACGTCAAGCAGATCAATCTGAAGATAAAGTTCTTAAAGATTTAGTTTCACAAAAAAATCGTTTTACAAGCTTTACTCTTGGGAAAGATGAAGAAAAAGCTATAGCTGGTTCCGTAGGTATTACAGGAAGCGGACTTTTTGGAGCCATTACTTCTATGGATAGAGCTATGGCTTTAGATAAACTAAATGCCAAAATAATTAAAAGACAAAAAGAAATAAATGATGCAGTTGAAGATAATAAACTTAATAATGAAGACTTAAATAAGTCACTAGAAAGAACAAAACTTCTCTATGACAGTATTGCTGTATCTGTAGAAACAGGACTTGTTGATGCAATAGATGGTGCAATTAAAGGAACTATGACATTAGGTGAAGTAGCTCGTAGCGTTTTTGGTCAAATTCAAAGATCATTAATTCAATTTGGAGTTAGTTCATTTTTAGGTGGGTTACCTGGAGATATTGGTAAGTTTTTTCAAAACAGAGCAGAGGGTGGTCCAGTAAATAAAGGTAGGAGTTATATAGTTGGAGAACATGGTCCAGAAATGTTCACACCTGGATCTTCTGGAATGATTACACCAAATCATGCTCTTGGAGGGTCTACAAATGTAGTGGTAAATGTAGATGCTTCTGGTTCTTCAGTTCAAGGAGATGAACAACAAGGTAGAGAACTTGGTCGACTTATATCAGTTGCAGTACAATCTGAATTAGTACAACAGAAAAGACCTGGAGGTTTACTTGCATAATGGCTACTTTTCCTTCAATCACTCCAACATACGGACAACAAAAAAGATCCGCACCTAACACTAGAACAGTTCGTTTTGCTGATGGTTATGAACATAGAATATTATTTGGTTTAGCTCAACATCAAAATCCAAAAATATTTAATTTTACTTTTAATGTGTCAGAAACAGATGCAGATACAATAGAAACATTTTTAGATGCTAGAGCAAATGATAGTGCCAGTTTTGATTTTACTCCACCAGGAGAAGCTAGTTCTTCTAAATTTGTATGTTCAGCATGGTCTAAATCAATTCCATATTCAAATAGAGCGACAATACAGGCAACATTTAGAGAGGTATTTGAACCATGACAACTGTTTGGTCTGCTAATACTCCTTTATCTGAAAATACAATAGTTGCTCCTACCACTGATAAAAGATTAGCTGGAATGTTTTTTAAGGTAACATCTGCTGGTACTACAGACAGTAGCGAACCAAGCTGGCCTAAAACAGTTGGAGTAACTGTTTATGATAATAATGTTCAATATGTATCTTTAAGTGCTGTATTTAGTGATCTACAACCAATAAATCCATCTGCAATTATAGAACTCTTTACACTTCAATTAAGCTCTAGTTTTCATGGAGCGAATACTATTTATAGATTTCATGCAGGTTCTAATCTTAACGCAAACGGTGAAATAGTATGGGCTGGTAATTCTTATTCAAGATTTCCTATAGAAGCAACAGGTTTTGCATTTCAAAAAGGTCAAATTCCTAGACCCAAAATTACAATAAGTAATGCTTTTGGAACAATATCAGCTATTCTTGTAACTGTAAATCAAACAACAGCAGGAAATGATTTAACAGGTGCTACTGTTACACGGATAAGAACAATGGCAAGATTTTTAGATGCTGTAAACTTTCCAAGTAATTCTAATCCTTTTGGAACACCAGATCCTACAGCAGAATTTAGAAGGCAAAAATATTTAATAGATAGAAAATCGGCTGAAAATAGAGAAATAGTAGAATTTGAATTAGCAGCACCAACAGATTTAGCGGGTGTAAAACTACCAAAAAGACAATGCACTAGGGTAGATTTTCCTGGTATTGGTACGTTTGTTCAATGAGTTGGAAAGATGACGCATTGGTTCATGCGAAAGACCAAAATCCTAAAGAATCTGTAGGATTACTTTTAAATATTAGAGGCAAAGAAAGATATTATCCTTGTGAAAATTTAGCAATTACATCTCATCAGCATTTTATTTTAAATCCAGAAGATTATGTAAAGGCAGATAATCTTGGTGAAATAACTGCGATTATTCATAGCCATCCCGTATCTACTCCAGAGCCAAGTCAAGCAGATAAAGTTAGTTGTGAGCAGAGTAAATTACCATGGTATATTGTCAACCCAACAACAGAACAATGGGCCTATGTAGAACCAACAGGATATGAAGCACCTTTGTTAGGTAGGCAATGGGTTTGGGGTGTTACTGATTGTTGGAGTTTAGTTGTTGATTACTACAAAAAAGAAAAAGGAATTATTTTAAAAGATTATGAAAGAACAATGACAGCAGATGAATTTTTATTTGATCCATTATTTGAAAGTTACGCATGGCGAACAGGTTTTAGAGAACTCAGATCAGACGAACCATTAGAAGAAGGAGATGTATTGTTGATGTCAATAATGTACCCAACTTTAAATCATGTGGCAATTTTCTTAGGAGATATGGTTTTACATCATTTAGCAGATAGACTATCTTGTAGAGAGCCTTACTCTGAATGGTTGTTAAAATGTACTGGTAAGAGGTATCGCTATGCTCAAGAAAGTTAAACTTTATGGAGAACTAGCTGACTTTGTAGGTCATAAGGAACTGGATGCTGTTATAAATTCTACTGCTGATGCTATTAGGTTTTTAATAAGTAACTTTGATGGATTACAGGCACACATGAATCAGAGATACTATAAAGTTATAGTTGATAATTATGAAATAGGCGAAGAAGATATACATAATCCAATAGGACAATCAGATATAAGTATTGTTCCTGTAATTAGTGGATCAGGTGGAGTAGGAAAAGCATTAGCGGGGGTAGCACTAATAGGATTAGCTTTAGTGATGCCAGGTGGAGGGTTTGCTGCTTTTAAAGCAGGACAAGCAACTTTTCTTGCAAATACAGCAATGAATATTGGTATGGGTTTAACTTTGATGGGTGTCAGTGAAATTTTATTTCCTTTACCTAAACCACCACAATTTCAAGATGAAGAAGACCCACGAATATCATTTAGCTTTTCTGGTGTTCAAAATACAAGTAGAGCAGGGACTACTATACCTTTAGTCTATGGTGAAATTATTACTGGATCGGTTGTAATTTCAGCAGGAATTGACACTAATGATGTTACTGCAACTGATTAACAATGAGTAAAATAATTAGAGGTTCAAAAGGACAACCAGAATCTAGACAACCCGTAAGAGCAGAAGATACTTTAAACAGTAAAGAATTTGCTACTGTTCAAGATTTACTGTCTGAAGGTGAAATTGAAGGATGGGCTACTCCTTCAAAAAAAGGTATTGCAAGAAATAATGCTAACTATAATAATGCTTGTCTAGCAGATATATTTTTAAATAATACTCCTATTATAAGTGTTAATACATCATTATCCAATTCTGATTTTGCTGCAAAAATAAGTAATTTAGGAGAGGGTGATTTTAATTTTCAAGACGTAACATTTACACCTCGTTTTGGTACAGGTAATCAATCACACGTTCCTGGTTTTAAAAAAACTGCTACATCTATACTTTCTCAAAGTGTTGCTGTTTCTAAAGGTTCACCTTTTACAAGTCAAAATATTACCACTGGTAAAGATGCAGTTGAGGTAACAATTACATTTAACACTCTTCAAAAATTTGAAGATAATGGAGATATTTTAGGTACATCAGTTAAATACTTAATTAAAAGACAAATAAATGGTGGTAATTTTGAAACCAAAGTTGAAGAAACTATTACAGGTAGAACAGTTGATCCTTACTCAAGAGAATTTAGAATAGATTTAACACCATCTAACTATACTCAAGCAGCAATAAGGGTAGAGAGAGTAACAGATGATTCTACGGATTTAACAGTTGTTAGTGATACTTTTCAAGTTACTAGAGTTGAAGAAATAGTTGATGAGCAAAGAGATTATCCCAACTCTGCATATTCAACATTAAGATTAAGCTCTGAACAATTTAGTTCTGTACCTCAAAGAGCTTTTCGTATTCGTGGTATAAAAGTAAGGATTCCAGGTGCAGGTGCTAATGGCACAGACGCACCAACTGTTGATCCTGCAACAGGTCGTATTGTATATGACGATAACTATATATTTAATGGAACGATGGGTGCTGCGGTTTGGTGTTCATGTCCTGCCATGATATTGCTAGATGTTTTAACTACCCAAAGGTATGGGTTAGGAGATCATATTAGTGATAGCGATTTAGATTTATTTAGTTTTGTACAAGCATCTAGATATGCTAATGCTCTTATAACTGATAATAATGTTACTGAGCCTAGATTTAGTTGTAATGTCAATATACAAGGTTCAACAGAGGCTTTTACATTAATTAATGAATTAGCTGGAGTTATGAGAGCGTTTCCTATTTGGGAATCTGGGTCAATCACAATTTCACAAGACGCTCCAACAGATTCAAGTTTTTTATTTAGTCTGTCCAACGTAACTGAAGCTGGATTTTCGTATTCTGGAAGCAGCTTAAAACAACGACATTCGATTGTTGCTGTTAGCTACTTTAATATGGATAGTAAAGAAATAGATTATGAAGTATATGGTGATGATCCAAATGATCCTGTTCAAGTTGCAAGAGTCAATAAATTAGGTGTTGTAAAAAAGACAGTAAAAGCTTTTGGTTGTACATCAAGAACACAAGCAAGAAGATTAGCAAAAGCAATAGTTTTTTCTGAAGAACAGGAATCTGAAGTAGTTAGTTTTACAACATCAATAGATGCAGGTGCATTAATAAGACCAGGAAATGTTATATCTATAAATGATCCAGTAAGAGCTTCTTCCAGAAGATCAGGTAGATTAAAGTCGATAAATAATGCCAAAACAGAAATTACTGTTGATAATAGTCAAGATTTAAGTGGTGTAACAGGGACAGATCAAACATTAAGTTTACTTTTACCCAGTGGCTCTGTGGAACCACAAAGTATTAGTAGCATTAGTGGATCGGTTATAACTGTCTCTTCTCCCTTTACTGAAATGCCAAATGAAAATACATTATGGTTGGTTTCTAGTTCAACATTAGAACCGCAAACATTTAGAGTAATAACAGTAGAAGAGCAAGATGGTATAAATTATGCAGTTACAGCTTTGACTTATGTTCCTGGCAAATATGCAAACATAGAAACAAATGATCCATTACCTGAAAGAAATATCTCCTTATTAAATGAACCTAAAAATCCTCCAAGTGGTTTAAGTGCTCAAGAAAGAACTATCGTTATAAATAATGTAGCTACAACAAAAATAATATTATCTTGGCAAGTAGTAACAGGTGTTCAACAATATTTAGTTCAGTTTCGT